TGTTTCACAGTTTGAAATTTTCGTATTACAAAACCTTAAATACTCAGCAATCCCAGGGGGTCATGATGACCTTGTAATGTGTTGGGTTATTACTTGCGAAATGATGCGTGTAGCTTGTGAGCGTATGGCAAGTTCAGAATTAGATTTAGAACCTTTATGGGAAGGGCGTAGTTTAGACGATGAAGATATAGAGGATACAGATGTAGGTATTATTGATCGGCATGTAAATCAAATAAGATCGAAGGAAATAAAAGAAAACTTATATCCATCTACCTCAGAATCGTTGATATAGGAGTAAGCTATGGAATATGTGGCAATAGGAACATTGGCTTTAGTTATTATGGCTCTTTTACGACAGCTTAATTGTGAACGAGTTGAAAGAGCGGAACTTATGAAAAACCATCAGGAGCTTGCGGCTACTATTCGTTATGCTCAATTAAGCTCTGAAATAGAAAACTTTGAGCCAAGAGATCTTAGTGTTTTAAGGTCTGCTATGGCTTCAACTCATGATGTGGAGGGTCAATAATGCCTTTAAATGCTGACGGAGGCGGTTACTTTACAGGGGTTGATGGAAGTAAAAAAGGAGAGTCTGCCGCTATATTTTCAGATGGATCTGTAATAACAGACACTATGGCTAAAGCAATGACTCCTGAAAAACCTCGTAGGAAAAAAGAGTCGCCTGTAAAAGAAACTAAAAAGCCTACTGTAAATAATGAAGTTAAAAAAATTGAACCTAAAGATTTACTAAAAGAGTTATTACCTTCTGGCTTTAATGCTATTGTATCTGAGAAACTTGAGTCTGGCAAAGCATGGCATTTTCCTTATAGTAACACGTATATGGTAAGCAAGGAAGATTGGAGTGTTTTTTTAACTCAAGTTATAGCTCTAATTACAGAGGCAAACAAAACAGAAAGCTTAGAGTTAAATACCATTAAACCAAGCGATGATCCTGCTTTAGGGCCGTTAATGGGGCTTATGGGAGATATTTTTTCTGCGTGAGATAAAAAAAATTATCTACTTATAATAAAGTTTATCTTTAAGGTATAGCAACGTAAATCTATGTTTTTCACGCATTTAACCCTTATTGTCAAGAAAAAAAGCCTTGACAGTAGGGGTTTTTTGTTTCATGATGAAAGTGGGAGATTATCTTTATGGCACAAAAAAAAGACAGCAGACTTACAAGAGCAGGAGTTTCTGGGTACAATAAGCCTAAAAGAACACCCAATCATCCCAAGAAGTCTCATGTGGTTGTAGCTAAAAGTAAAGGCCAAGTTAAGACAATACGATTTGGCGAGCAAGGAGCTAGTACCGCAGGAAAACCTAAAGCAGGTGAGTCAGATAAAATGAAAAAGAAACGTGCCAGTTTTAAAGCAAGGCACTCTAAGAATATTAAAAAAGGCCCTATGTCAGCCGCATATTGGGCGAATAAGGTTAAGTGGTAATGAATAATTACACTCAACAAACAGTAACTTCTACTCCAGTTTCTTCAATAAAAAAGAAACCTAAGTCTAAAGAAGATGTCCTTAATTTTGTAGAAAACACATGGAGTTATCTTTCTGCAAACAGAGCGTCTTTTGAACAGCAGGTAAAAGAATCTATCCATTTTTATAGCTCCGATCAGTGGGTTCGATTTCTTCCACATAACAGGAAGTTTGTAAAACACTCTCTTGATGAGTGGGTTCCAACTCCTATGACTAATCTTATCATAGATCATGTAGATCGAATATTAGATATTTTTACTTCTGGAGATTTGCTCCCAATAGTAGACCCTGCAACTCAAGATCAGCCTGATGTAGATGCGGCTAGAGCGGCAACCAGAGTTTTACATTCAGAGTTTGGACGTTTAGGAACAGAACAAAACATTATTATTCCTGCCGCTTTGTGGTTGGCGGTTGCAGGAAACTGCTTTATTAGCACAACATGGAATGCTAATAAAGGCGATAAAATGCGTATTCCTAAAAAAAGATTAGGTAAAAAACCAATAGAACAAAGCACTCTTGAATGCACTAATTGTGGCAGAGTAGAACCTGCTATCTTACAATATTCTGCATGTCCTGAGTGTCGTGGCCCTATGATTAAAGGGAAAGCCTATCAGTTGGATGATTTAGGCAACGAAATAATGCTTGATGTTGAGGAAGAAACAGGAGAGTATGATGAGTATTCTATTGGGAACATTCAGGAAAACCTAATATCTCCTTTAAACTTTTATCCTGAACCTGCTACAGACATGAAGCGCGTACGTTACGCTATTGAAACTGAAGCAATGGCCATTGACAATATTAAAGAAATATTTGGGTCTAAGGCAAAAGATGTCATGCCTGAAAACTTAGAGTTTGATGCTTATGGCGGTTTATATGCTCAAGCTTTAAATATGAACTTTGGACAAGACCAAGAAAGCATGGATGACCATGCTTTAGTAAAATGGTTCCGTCATATTCCAGACAGAAGATGGAAAGACGGAATGTTGCTTATTGTTGCTAATGGGAAAATACTACACGAAGGGCCATTAGATGATTGCGGTGATGGTAACCTTCCTTACACCCATTTAAAATACAGAAATGTTCCAGATGGATTCTGGGGAATCTCTCTTTTAAATGATTTAATTCCAATGCAAAAGCGTTTAAATGCTATTGATTCTCATGTTGTTCAAAACCGTAAACAAATGATTTCAAACCAATGGCTTGTCCCTGAAGGCTCTGGCGTAAATAAAGTTGACGGTAGATCTGGACTTATGATTAGGTGGACTCCTTCTACTTCGGGTGGTTTTAAGCCTGAACGAATGCAAGGCGTTCCACTTCCTAATCAAGTCATGCAAGAACGTGAGCAAGTAAAAGCGGACATGGAGCTTGTTTCTGGGGCGAAAGAAGTCCTTCAAGGCAACGTACCGCCTGGGCCTGAAACAGGAGCGGCTATCGAAGCCATGCAAGAACAAGCATTTAGGCGATTCGGCCCACTGGTAAAAATGTGGAGAGCAGGGCTTTCTGAACATGAACATAAAAAGCTTAAACTTGCCAACCTACATTGGAAAGAAAGCCGAGTCGTCCGAATATTAGGAGACAACAAAGAACTAGAATCTTACTTTTTAACTGGTGCAGATTTGCGACAAGCGTCCGATATGACCGTCCGAGTGTCTATTGGGATGGATTATTCCCAATCAGCCCAAAGGCAAAAAGTAATGAATGCCGCTCAGATGGGTTTACTTGGCGATACTCGCAACCCTATGGTGCGCGGAAAGATATTAGAGCTATTAGACATTAAAGGCTTTGACTCTGAATATACATTAGATGCTAAAAAAGCACGTAGATATTTAGAAAAAATGAAAGAAGGAGAAGCACCACCTCCACCAGAATCCGTAGATAATCATTCTATACAGTTTCAAGTATATAAAGACTATATGCTAACAAGTGATTTTGAAAATCTTAATGAGGATGTCAAACAACTAATACGTCAACGAGCACAAATACATCAGCAGTTTATGCAACAACAACAAATGGCTATGCAACAGCAAGCTCAAGCGGCCAAAGGTGCTCCTGAGCAGGTAGCTGACCAATTAGCCCAAACTGGTGTAGGAGGACAAACAGTTCCTACGCAACAATAGAAAGGATGTGTTATGACTGAAGCTGTCAACCAACAGGAGCCTGAAGGACAACCACAGGCAACTCCTGAAGAAATCGTACAGCCACAGGAAGTAGATGATGCAGTATTTGATGATTTATATCGTCAAACAGTAGGAATGCCTCAAACGACACCAGAGGTTCAGCAACCACAGCAAGAGCAAGTTGCACCACAGACAGATGGACAACTTGATAAAACTGCCGAATTGCAAGCACAGGTGGATCAATTAAAAGGGGCATTAGCTGTAACTAGACAGCAAGCTAACGCTCAACAACAGCCACAACCTCAACAGGGGCAATCGAAGCAAGAAACACTGGAGAAGCAATTATTAGAAGCTAACCCAGATGTTGACCCTAATGCGGTTAAGTGGATGATTGATACGGCTGGCAAGATCGCTGAAC